CATATGTATTGAAAAAATACAATGTTTCTAATTTTGATGATTTAAAGAATGTTTACTTATAATCAGATATTTTTATATTAATTAATAATTAAGCATATACATATGGCAAATAGCAATCAAACTATATTTCAAAAATTAACTGATGTATTTAGGGGCTCAAACAGCAATTCTGTTCCACAATCCGTTCAAACATCAAGAAATTTTGCTGATAGAAATGAAGTTCTTTTTAGCACCAATGACAGGGCTGAATACGAAAAAAAACTTGAAACATTCAAGCAGCAAAAATATTTAGCATATCAATGGAAAAAAGCAGGTGCTGACAATTCGATGGAAAGTTTAGCAGGGTATAATGCTGTTAAACTAATGTATCGTGATGTTGATTTGATGGATGGAACTTGTGAAATCGGAAGCGCACTCGATGTTATATCGGAGGAGGCTTGCCCAATTAATTCAGATGGTTTTATGTTGAGAATATATTCAAAATCACAAAGGACAAAATCAATTCTTGAGGATTTGTTTGTTAACAGACTTCACATTTATACGGAATTACCGATGATTGCTCGTCATTTGACAAAATATGGAAATACTTTCATGTTGTTGAATATAGATAAGGCAAATGGCGTTATGGGATGGATGATGATGCCTGTTTACGAAGTTGATAGAGAAGAGAATGGATATGGTTCAACATACGCGCAAACTGTTCCACAACAAGCAACAGACATTAAGCCTGACGAAATTAGATTTGTGTGGAAAGGTCATAACGGAGACAATGCATATTTCAATTGGCAAGTTGCACATTTTAGACTATTGAATGATTCATTCTTCTTGCCATATGGTGTTTCGATGTTGCATAAGGCACGTAGAGCTTGGAGGATGTGGTCAATGATGGAAGATGCAATGCTTATATGGAGATTGGATAAAGCCATTGAAAGACGTGTATATAAAGTTTACGTTGGCGCAATTGATGATGCCGATGTTCCGGCGTATATAAACGAAATTGCAAACAACTTTAAGAGAACGCAAATAATTGACCCAATCACTGGCCAGGTTGACTTGAGAAAGAATTTCTTGGATGTGTCAAGTGACTACTTTATTCCTGTAAGAAGAGAAGATGCACCAAACCCAATTGAGACGTTGCAAGCGGCAAATAGCCAAGTGCAAATGGAAGACATTGAATATATGCAAAATAAGATATTTGCAGCAATGAGAGTTCCTAAAACATTCTTGAATTTCCAAGAAGCACAAGGTAAGGGGCAAAATCTTTCATTTATGGATATTAGATTTGCGAGAATGATTAACAGAATTCAACAATTCTTGTTAATGGAACTTAACAAAATTGCAATGATTCATTTATACTTAATGGGCCTTTCGGATGAACTTGGAAACTTTTCATTGACATTGAACAACCCGTCAACAATGATTGAATCACAAGAACTTGATGATTTGCAAAAGAGATTGACAGCAATGCAAACGGCATTAGCGGACCCTGGAACTGGAATACCAATGATGTCAATGCACAGAGCATTAAAGAAAATCATGAAGATGAGTGATGCGGAAATAAGGGATATGTTCAATGAAATAAGATTAGAAAAGGCAATGGCAGCAGAACTTCAAGCAACGCCTAATATAATCAAGCATTCAGGAATGTTTGACGTAACCGACAGAATATATGGAGATTATAACGCAATGCATGGTGCTAATGACCAACAACAGCCAGCAGAAGGAGAAGATACCGGCGGTGGTGGCGGTGGTGGAGCACCAATGGGCGGAGGCGGAATGGATATAGGAGAGCCAGGAGCAGAAATGGATGGCGATTTAGGCGGAGAAGCAGGTGAAACCGATATGGAAGGAGCGCCAGACGCAGATGAAGGTGCACCAATGGAAAACAGGAACAGAAATAAAAACATCATTACTGAACAGCCAAAGGCTAAAGCCGTGAAATCATTCACAAAAAGATATTTTGAAGGGATAAATGAATCACAAACGAAAGGAACAAAATCTTTCTTTGATTTATATATGAATCTTTTGTCGGAAAGCCAAAAGCAAGAAGAAGGAGAAACACCTGAAGACGTAATAGACTACGACATAAAGAATGCAACTTTGCAGGAAAACATTAAGAATATTTGCGATAAAATTGACTCTTTGATTGATGAAGACGAAATTAACCGTGAAACAATTATCAACGAAGCAATGTCAGATTTAGGCGATTTTTCAGGTGACACAATAACAGATTAAAACAACTAAATAAACTATTTATAAGAAAAATTAGAAAATGGAAAATACAATAAATTCCTTCAAAACCATAAAAGAAGTAGAAGATTACAGAAGCAAAATAAACGAAGAATGCAATGAAAGAATCAATTTCATAAAAATGGTCCAAAAGGCCGATAGTTTATCAAACAGCACGTTTGGTTACATAAAAGAATGCTTTGAATCATTATCACCTGAATTATTTGCATCAAAAAAAGGCAAATCAATACTAAACAAATATACAGCAGCAATAAAAGAAAGCAAAAACCTTTCAACAATGCACAGTATATGCGAAGCAATAAGAAAATCAGGTAAAGGAACTGATACTTCATTCGTAATAGACAAAATCTTGGAAAGCAGCCAAGCAGGAATGGATAGAGTTAGCCTTAAAAAAGAAATAAAATCATTAGGAATGATTTTGGCTGAAGGCTATTTGTATATCGGAGAAAAAGCAAACGATTTATTACCAAAAGAAAACAATAAATTATATTCCGCAATCGGCTATATTACAGAAAATAAGAGCAATTTAAAGAACATAGCGGAATATACAAATGCACTTGAGGTAATCAAGGAAAACATAGAAAACAAAGAAAAGGAAACAAATGTTTTTGAATCAAGAAACTTGGATGATTTAGCAAATGAATTGTTGGAAGATTTCGACAAAAAATACTCAGAAAGTTTAAACGAAGAAGAGGCAAAAGTGCTAAAGGAAATTGCATCAAGCGAAAACCGTGAGCAAATATTTGAGAAATACAAGTCATTGTGCTCCGAATCAATTTTAGCGGCAAAAAAATCATTTGATGAAAATGGTGACGAAAATTCAAGCAAAAGGCTATCTTCTGTCCTTGAACAAGTGAATAACAAAAAATATTCATTGGATACGGTTGGCGAAGATATTTGTAATTTAATAGAATTATCAAATATTTTTGATTAATGAAAAAAGTATTTATCACAGAATCACAGCTCAGGAAAGTTGTTATACAGGAACAATATGAGAATTTCCTCGTACAGCAGCTTAATGAATCATTGGATTTTAATACCTTAAAGAAAAAAATAAAAAGAGCATTATTGGCCGGTGTTACTGCATCTGCCATATTAGGAGCAGTATCAAGGCTTGACATTAATGACGTAGAAAAACACACATTGGAGCAAATGGTAAATACTGAAATAGTACAAGACAAAACAGAAACGCAAAATGATTCAATACATCAGCAAAAAGTTGACGCTTGCAGGGATTATATGGAATGGGCAATGAAAAATCAGGGATTTGATTGGTCAGCAACAAAAGTAACTCCTGAAGCAATAGTTGATGCCTGTGAGGAAAATAATTTTAGCATACCATTCACAATGGCTGTCGCAAATTTGGAGTCTTGTTTTGGGCAAACGCCAAGGGCAAAACGCACAAATAGCATATTTTCAGTTGGTTCTTATGACGATGGAAGAAACGTTTACACATTTTCAACCCCAAACGAAAGCATAGCACATTTTATAAAAACGATTAAAAACGACTATTTGCTAAACGGGAAAAAAACAATTTCAGACCTATTGATGCCAAATCAATTCGTCAATATGAACGGAGACAGGTATGCTAAAAACCAAAAATATGAGAGCCAAGTCAAAAACATAATGAATAGGATAATAAAAATGTACCCAATATTAAACACATAAAAAATGGCGGTGTCAAACATCGCCATTTTCTTTTTTTCCAAATTTTCTTTGTAACAGCATCTTCATTTTTGCCTCTTGCGTTTTTTCTTCATATTCTTTTAATTTTGCCGTATATAAAGCAAACGCTTTTCCAATCCTTTTAATTAGATAATTGTATGCGTATTTTGTGATTGAAATTATTTTGTCCCCTACTTCATTTGTCTCACAATCGAATATACCGTTGTTAACAAACCAAAATTCAGCAAGAAAATAATATGTGCTGTTTTCTTGCTTGTATCCGTTAATTGTTTTTTCTGCATTTTTAAGCATTGAATACAATTCGTTAATGCCATTATCCAAAATAAACTGCCTATAACTTTCATAATGCTTTTTCTTTTTAATTGCTGTAGAATATGTACCGTTGACGTATGAGTTTATTTCGTGCTCGTCACAATAATACAATATTTCACACATTGTACTGATACATGGATTCCAATTTGAAATGCCATTCGTTATTATATCATAAACGTCATTATATTGGTCTTTTCCTGATTTTTTACATTCCCAATAATGGTTGCATTCATGCATTATGGTGTCGTTAAGGTTAATTTTGTCCAATTTTCCACCTAACATGTATATACTTAGGTATATTGTGTTTTCTCGGTATGAATACCCATCATAACGTCTTGTTTCGTTAAACCATGAAACAAGTTCTTCCTCTGTGTTGAAATCTTTGAATGTATAATCAACGTTAACATCGGACAATTCCGTCTTTACGTTAAATGTCTTTTCATTAACACCTTGTCCGATTAATGAATAAACTTGCCTTTCTATTAAGTTTGCAAGCCTAACAACCTCGTCTGCAATACCCAATTCTTCATTAATCACATTGTCAATTTGCTCTTCAAGCATTTTTTTGTTTTCGTTCTTAATTAACTCTTTATCAACAAATGTTTCTTCTTGCGGCATGACCAATGTATTATCTACTATCCTACTCATTTTACAAAAATTCTTAGTTCTTCTTCAACGGGAACAATTAAATTACCCTCCGGATACTCGGTCCCATCACCACAAGTTAAATCCCCGTTAAATTTTATTTCAAACCATCCATTAAAAACACCTTTTTTAGCAACATCACGCTCTTTCCATTTATATTGAAGTATGTATTTTTCATCACAACCGCCATCATTTGCAAGAACAATGTTTGCATTTGCTTTGGCAACTTTTAATAATCCAGTTTCTTCATCTTTCATACTAAAAGTTACAACGCTGTCTTGTAACGCATCATTAATCAATGATTTTTGGAAATCATATCTACCATCGTTTATCAATTCCATCTCTAAAACCGGATTGATAGAATATTGCCTAACATAGAATTCCTGAGCCATAATTTAATTTTTTCTATAAATAGTTCATTTTCTTGATTTATAGTATTCAAAACCATTCTCTTTTATATACTTCTTTATGCCTGGTATTATCTTAGACACACATTCTTCATTGATTTTTTTTGTCAAATCAACAAATTTTCCACAAGACTTTATTTCATCTGTTGGTTTTACAAATACCTGCATTTCAAAATATGATTTTTTATTCATTGCAATTCTTCCATCAGCAATGTCAGAAACAAATATAAAGCCATTCTTACACATTCCGCTTTCTTGTATAACATCTTCAATAAGAGACTTTGTTTTTTTCTCAATTCTTGATATATACGGCTTGTAAGTTTCCTTTTCCTCATTTGGAGAAATATAAGAGCCCAATTCAATATAAATAACCTCAGGATTCTTTTTATCCATCGTTCCAATCTTTATCTTAAAGTCATTGTCCTGAAATTTCGATTCGCTTTTTATCCTTTTCATTTTAGTTTTTTAAAAAATATAATATTTTTTAAAAAAAAGTCAAATCGCAAAAAAATAGGAGTCCTTGCGCACGGGCTCCTTTTATGGCTAACCTTGTGACCTCCATTGGAGATTTGGGCAGTGCCAGTATTTTCAATCCATTAACATATTTCCCAATCTTTGTTTCTTATAAATAGTTTGAAGAATATTATTTTTTTGTAATTTTACTATAAAAATAGAACTATTTATAACAAATAAATGATTATCAAAACAAAAAAATATTATGGCATTACAAGTTTGGTTACCACTCAATAAAAATAATTTAAATAATGTTGGACTTGCTGAAAATATTGAAATAACAAGTACAAATACGGAATTTAAAGAGGATGTAGTATCACCATTAGAAAATGGGGCAATGTTATTCAAAAG